ATTGTTCTATTGTTAAGAATAATCTTCTAACATTGATTCTATCAAATGCAGAAGCATATCCTAATCCAGTTTTATCTCCAAAGAGTAGTATACCTGCTCCCCTCTGATTAATTATTGGGTTAATTCTAGAAGAGTATAGTAGATCTCTTTGATCTTTACTTGGACTATATGCTAGTTTGATAGCATTGTTCAAGATTCCTCTTTGCTGTCCAGCTGGTGAGAACCAAGGGAATGCTAAGATTCCAGTTCTTACCATTAATCCAGCAACATCACCATTACATGGAATGAATCTGAACTCATTGTTGAATCTATCAAACATGTATTTGTATCCACTGTCAAATACACAGTATGATGAGGATGATAGAGGACTGAAGAATTTCAGTATGTTAGTTGTTTGAGTTGTTGAGTTAGTTACATTAACAACATTTGCCCTATGTGGACTGATTGTTGCCATGCAATCTTTTCTCCTATTAGCAAGAGCAATCAGTAGATTTGCTTTTGCTTGTGTCTCACTCTCTGTTGCTAAGCCAGGACCCATCATCAAGAAGTCAACTGCTACATCATCTTTATTATCAAATAAGTTATATGATGTCAGCAATTTACCTAAAGTTGCTGTAAAGTTTCCTGTTCCAGAACTATAATCTTGACCACCAGTAAATGTATAAGTTACATTTCCTAAACTAGCAAAGTTTACTCCTTGTGCATTTTGTCCCCACAGACCATCAGCCACTGTTTTCAGAGTATAGTTTGGACTTGTTCCACCTCCTGTGAATCCATCTACTATTGGAGTAGTTCCAAAATGAGTATCTTGAGCAGAAGATGGGTTTGCACCAGCATAGATTTGAGTTGAAGTTTTAGCAAGATAATCCTTGTAGTAGATCTTCTTACCAGTTTCACCATCTGCTATAGCATCTTTTGCTTTAGATAGATTTAAATGTGTCTCTAAAATATTACCTTGTATTCCTGTTATATCTCCTGTGTCATCTACAACTACAACGTGTATTGCATCATTTTTACCTTGTCTCTGAGAAACATAGTTGCTAGTTACTGGTTTAGGTGCTACAGATTTCCAGAAAACTGTTGAGTTAGTTAACCCAAGAGTCTGTGAATCATACCAATCAGTCTGTGTTGCAACTGGTTCAGATCTTCCTTGTGCTAATCCACCACCAGTGTTAATACCAGAGTTGTTCACAAAGAACACTGTATCACTTGCTTGGAATGATTTAGTAGGATCACCTTCAGCATAATCAATCTTAGTTTCTGTACCACCAGATGATACTCTTGATAGAATCTTAACATCAATTGTTGATGCTTTACCAGTTGCATCTGTAGAAACACCTGTAATAATTCCTTTCAGATATCCTGTAAAGGTTGATGTTGTTCCATCTCCTGGTATTGTTGCAGCAGATATTGCTGTTGTTACACCAAATCCAATGACCATACCAGCATTGCTTGGATCATCAGTTGTTATTCCTAGTGTCTGATCAGCAGCATTATCAATAAAGCATACTTTTAAATTATTTGCCCAAGAACCAGGAGTTTTTGCTGCATATGTGAAGTTAGTTGCAGTTTTGAAGTTTGCTTCATAGTCATCAAAGTTTTTAATCTTTGCTGAACTTGTTGATGCAATACCTACACCTGCATTAGCATTATTTAAATTATCATCATCTGTTCTAACTATCTTAAGGACTCCTCCATAAGAAAGGAATGATGAAGCAGTCATCCAATACTCATACTGCGCATTTGCAGTTTGAGGTTTTCCAAATGTATCAATAAGACCTTGTGAAGTATTGATTTGTGTGACTTCATCAACAGGACCTTTTACAAATGGACCTGCAATTCCACCAATGTTATCTAATACGTTCTCAGCTCTTCCTACTGTAAGATCAACTTCCCTGATTAATACACCAGGAGATAATTGAGGAGTAGCCATGTTTTTTTCCCCTTAAAAAATTCTCAGTTTATCTGAAAATATTTATTGTTTTTAACTTTTTCAGAGGGGAAGCCATCCATGAACAATTACCAATCAGGATATAACCAATCTGTAAACACTCTTTGTTTCTTTCTATTTTGTATTACTCTTCTTGTAGTGCATACTTTACACTCATATGAATATGCTGATGGCAGAGTCCCTCTTTCTTTTCTAGTTAAGTAAAAACCATCTATCAAGTTTTTAGTTTCACCACAAGTTCTGCATTCTCTTTCAGAGAGAAATAGATGATTATAGGTTATCTGCTCATCTATATCCATTATTTTTCAGCAGCATATAATGCAAATGTAGAAGTAGTTATAACAGTCATCATATTAGCAATATTTTGTTTGGTATCAGAGTCACATTGTTTAAGAGTAAAACATCCAATTATTGTTGCTCCTACAATTCCTAACTGAAATAGGATTACAACCCTAATAAGGTTTATAACTTGTGTTTTACTCTTCTTGTCTTTCATTAGTCGTGTTTACACTCTCTGATATCAGACCAACCACCTTGATCTATCCACATTGTATAGTGTGGATTGTTCCATGAATCACTAATATTATAAGAAGGCATAATAACTTCTCTAATATATCTTCTGTTCTCACTTGCTGTCATCTCTATTACTGAGTCAGAGTATTCAAGTGTTGTGACTCTACTCTGTAGTCCTGATAAAAACCAAACCATACCACCTGCTTGTGCTGCTAAGAATGTAATTATAGCAACAGGCATTTTAAAATCTTTCATATTAATTAATTAGATTATACTATCTATCACTCTATGATATCAAAGAACCAATTAATTTCCCTAATATAATCAAAAGTGCAACCTATGTCCTTATCGCAATTCATTTCATATTTTCTATCACAAAGAAAATTCCTTAACTCTTGTATAGAGTTAAATGATCCTTGAGTTTCCATATCTTGGTTGTAAAGAACGTATGTCATAGTCATCTGTAGTCCCACATATATGATTTATCACCATACTCATCTGTATACCATCTATCACCCTCTTGATCCACAAAACTAGTTTGATCTAATCCATCTTCAATAAAACCAAAAGGTGACATATCTTGTTCTATTTGATTTTTCTGTTCCTCATATAATCTCTTTCTTACATCTTGATCTGTAAGTTCTTTGAAATAATCTTGATTGACTAACCAAGCATAGATGACAAGACACATTGCTAAGTCATCATTACATCCTTCCTCTGCTTCAAATGAATTACTTTTTGATATGAATGTAGTCAACTCAGAAAGTATATCATAGTCTTTGAATAGTAACTTATCAGACTCAATCATTGTCTTAAGATTAAGAGCACCAACCTTTTTAACAGTCTTAGACATCTTAACTCCTAGTTGAGTCTTCTTACCTGAGAATCCTTGTCCTACTATTTGACCAGCTCTTCCTCTCATTGATGCCATCAATAAATTTTCATACTCAAGATCATAATGCAATATACTTGCAACCTGATCTCCTATATCATTTACTTCACATAATATAAATGCATTATTATAATTCTTTGCTACTTCCCAGATTATATTAGGAAACAACATTGGTTTGATTTGATTATCTCTATACTTTGCAACTATTCTATGAGGAAACTCTGTGATATCAACAACTACAAATGCAGAGTAATCATTTCCAACTCCTCTGGCAACATCAACTGTAGTGATGTAATCATGGTTTTCTTTTGATTGTTCAAATACATCTAAACCTGCATTTTGTGTTAGTGGTGCATCATATACTAAACTCTTTAATTTACTAGGTGCTATTAAAGTATCAACTGATCCTAAAAATTCACACTCAAACTCAATCTTAAATTGCTGCTCTGATGTGTTAGCAATTGTTTGTTCTTTCCATATCTCATCTCTACCAGGAACTTGAGACCAGTGAACATCAGTGGGAACATATTCATTCTTTCCTTTCTCTGCATCATGCCACATCCTATAGAAGTGGTTCATTCCATGAGGAGTAGAAACTATGATGACTTTGGTGTTTTGGCCAGAAGTAATAGTAGGATATACAGAGGCAAAGAACGAGTCAGCAATATGATTAGGAACAAAGGCGAACTCATCCAGAAAAAGAATGTTGAAAGACATACCTCTAACTGCAGAGGCAGAGGTAGATGCTGCCAAGATTTTTGATCCATTTTCTAACTCCAGTGATCCTCTATTCCAAGATAATATACCTTGCTGCATCCATTTAGGTAAGTTTTCATATGCAGTTTGCAATCTACCTAATAATTCTCTTGCAGTTGCAGCTTTGTTTGCAAGAATACCTACATTTACACTATCATTAAAAACAACATAATGCAACAGATATGATATAACAGTTGTAGATTTACCTGTCTGTCTAGGCATTTTACAAATGTTAAATCTATTATCATGAAAATTATTAATTAACTTCTCTTGAAAATCATATGGTGCAAAAGATTTAAGACCCTCATCAAGAGTCACAATCTTTACATAGTTCATAGCAAAGTAAACAGGATTATCTTTACATTTTAAATACTCAGCTACATTTTCTTTTGTAAACTCAATTTGAGTATTTGCTTTTTTTAAATTAGGATTACCAAGATAGATTTCACTCATAATAATTTAGATCAGCAATTCCAACGTCTAAGTGCTTTATTTATTCTTGAATCTGGATCTCTTGCAGTTTTAGCAGATGTAAGTCTCTTCTTCATTCCTTTCATTCTTCTGCAGAATGATAATCTTCTCTTTGCAGATTTAGATCCTTTCTTAAGTTTTGATGGTTTAGTTGTAACTGCTGTTTTCAACTTAGAACCAGGATTCTCTCTTCTATATGCATCAACTGCTTTCTGACTTAATCCATCTGTTTTATCTTTTCTATTTACAGATTGCCAATCTTCTTTCATATCATCTGTTCCAACATTAATATATGAGTCAGTTGCATCAAATGATGTTACTGAATATCTTTTTAGAACTGAACCAGGATAGATCTTAGTTAATGCATTTTGGACTTCTGCTTTTTGTGGTTTAGACATTTTAGGGAAAAACATCTTTATAGCATACATCTTTCCTCTCCAGTTGAAAGTTAGATCATATACATTTCCATACTGAGTTGGTATTCTTGCACCTTCATCTATTTCAAAACTTTCTTTAGTATCAGTCTTTGTTGTATCAGTATCCTGTGCATCTGTTTTTTCTAAAGTTTGTTTTCTTTTCTTTGCTAATTGTACATTCAATCTAGCCATCTTTTTTGATATCATCAATTCTTGAGGAGACATCATAACTCCTGCTTCACTTATATTATCCCAAGTTCCTCCTTTCTGTTTATACCACTTACATGACCAATCATGTGCTTCATGTGAATAGAAACTAAACTTTTCCTCTGCTAATTTCTTTGCTCTATCCCATAGTTTAGGATTATTAAAAGTATTATTCTCTTCAAAAGTTTTTAATTCTTTTGCTACTTCTGCTCTTTCTATAACTCTTTGAACCATTGGACTTTGATATGATTCAGACTTAGTTCCTGATTGATCTCCACTAGGATGAGATTTATAATCTTTCTTCTTAGCAAATGTTTTTACCATTGTAGGTTTTGCTGCTCCAGACTTTTGCTGTTGACCTGGATCTTGTTCTCTCTTTCTTCTAACTGCTGCTGCTATTTTTGCTTTACCTTTTTTACCTTGTCTTTTTAGACTTGCTAATCTTTGAGATGAAAAACATTTAGGAGTTTTAGTTTCTCCTTTTTCATTAGCACAGGGAGATCCATCAGCTTGAACCCAACCTGGTTTTCCACTTTTTGATTTAGATTTTCCAAACCAATCTCTTAAAGATTCGTTCACTTGATTACTAGTATCCATGTTCTTATTTATAGTGTTATGAGTCTAATGCAAGTACAAGACCAGTAGAAACCTCTGGTATAGATTTCCAATTAGTTCCATCATAATATTCAAGTTTTTTGACTGTAGTATTAAAGATCACTGCACCTTGAGTGAAAGATCCAGCATCTCTTGTAGTTGTAGTATATAAAGGAAGATATAATGCCTTTGATGCTTTTACAGTATGAGAAGTAACAATACCTGAGAAAACACCACCACCTTGATCAAAGGTTACACCAATACCACCAACAGCACCAACATTAATTGATCTGGCAGTCATTATACCAGTAACTGTTGTATCTGTTGAAGTTTCAGAATTAGTAGTTCCTTGAACTGTAAGATCACCTGTAACAGTTATATTGCCAACTTGAATATTAGGTGATCCAGTTAGACCTTGAGCATTGACTGAAACTGTAGCAGTTGCAGCATTACCTGAAGTATCTTGATTACCTGAAGTGTTAACACCTGGTAGATTGATATTACCAGTACCATCAAAG